ATCCAATCGACGCACACATTCACTAACCAAAGCGTCACGATCACGGATCACACGACGGATGGCGGCCACGGCGGTGTGAAAATCTTCGACTATCCCGAAGGCCATTTCGTGGTCGTTGGTGCTGTCGGCAATCTCACGATTGCTCGCGTCGGCACGAACCTGACAGCAACTGCTGCTCTGGTGTTCTCACTCGGTACGACGGTCGCTGGTATCGACAACGATACGCTCACCGGAACCGAAGCTGACATCATTCCGTCAACAGCCGCCACGCTGAGTGGTGGAACAGTCACGGTCAACTTTCAGAAGTCAGCCTTGCAATTCATCGACGGCACCGCCGGAGCGGCCGACGCCTACTTCAACGTGGTGTCTCCCGATGCTGGCATTTCTGGCAATGATGCTGTGCTCGTCAATGGCACTGTCATCCTCACCTTGATTCGCTTGGGTGACAACTAATGGCCATCAACTTCGACTACTACGGCTCGCTCAGCGAAGCCAATGAATACTTTGACATGCGTCTCCACGAGAGCGCATGGTATGGGGCGACTCTCACGACTCGTCCCAAGGCACTGTGGGCCGCGACCAGAATCATCGACACCTTGAACTACAAAGGGTTCAAGAGCACTGTCTATGACTTGCTGGTTGCAAACAGCCTCACAGACTTGCCACGCGATCTCAGTGACACGAGCACTCCAACATTGGACGAAGTTCTGGCTGCTGAGGCCGCGCAGGTGCTGGAGTTTCCGCGAGGCTTGGATTCAACAGTGCCAGAGGCGATTCGCATCGCCCAGTATGAGATCGCTCACACGCTCCTCGATGGCAAAGACCCAGAGTTGGAGCTTGAGAACCTTGGCATTATCAGTCAAGGCTATGCGTCAGTTCGCACAACCTTTAGCAGAACGCACGTGCCCGTTGAACATATCGTCAACGGCGTGCCTAGCTCTACGGCCTGGCGACTTCTAGTCCCGTTTCTTCGGGATGACGACGCGATTCGCGTTAGCCGGGTGTCGTAACACCAGGCTTCTAGGGCTACGGCCCATCCTTACCGGCTGGCAGAACCCGTGCCAGACCTACCGGGTCCAAATTCGGGGTGCAAGGAAATGTTGGTCATGTTCGTGAATGATTGGTACAAGCTGTGCGCGCTCGTTGCCTGCTATGACGGCGAAAACGAGGAGATTCCTGATCCGCCTGTCGCTCCCAAAGAAGAGGAGATGAAGGCACCGGAAGGATTCACTGCCGAGCAGCAAAAGAAATTCAATGATGCCGTCGCGGCCGAGCGCCGCAAGCAAGAGACGAAGTGGCGAAGTCAGCTAGAGAAGGCTGAGGCCACTTACAAAGAGATGCTCGCGAAGACGGAAGGTCTCAGCGCCAAAGAGCGTGCGACCATCCAAGAGAATCTCGATACGGTCTCTGGACAACTCCGCAGCAAAGAGCATCAAGCTCAACTGGAGAAGAAGGAGTTGGAAGCTTCCTACCAAGGGAAGCTCACAGAAGCTCAACGTCGGGCCGAGATCGCTGAACAGCGTTATCGCGATTCGACCATCATGCGTGCGCTACAAGACGCCGCAGTTGAGCACGAGGCGTATAGCGCCTCACAGGTCGTCACGCTTCTCCGTGAGAAGACCAAGCTCGTCGAGACGCTCGACGAGAAGACCAACAAACCCAACGGACAGTTCAAGGTCGTCGTCGAGTTTCCTGACAAAGACAACACGACTGGCCAAGAGGTAATGACCACCAAGACGCCGGCAGAGGCAGTGAAGCGGATGACAGAGGTTGCTGAGTTCCAAAACCTCTTCCGCAAGAACGTCGTGTCTGGTGTTGGTGGCAACTCGGCTATCGGTGGCCTTACACCGGGTTCAAACGGGCGTATTGATGCGGCGAAGCTAACGCCGGAGCAATACCAAAAGGTGCGAGCAGAGAACCCTGAACTGCTCGGTCTGCGGCCTACTACTAAGCGCCGCCGTTAAAGCGATCAGGGGTCGAATTTCCCGAAACAAAGAAACGTCCCTTTTGGAGACAAACATGAACCTGTGGTATCTCTCTGTGGCCGCTGTGGCGTGCTACGCAAATGACAATGATGCTTTCGTGCCCGAATTGTGGGCGAACGAGGGGTTGGCCATCCTCGAAGAGAATATGGTCGCCGCGAATCTCGTTCACCGCGATTTCGAGCCGGAGATTCGCAACTTCGGCGATGTGGTCAACACCCGCCGGCCGGGCACCTTCGGCATTCGCCGGAAGGTTGACGGAGACACACTGAGCCAGCAAGACGCGAACGCGACGAACGTCCGTGTGCCTCTGGATCAGTGGTTCTACAACTCGTTCACGATCAAGGATGGCGAGGCTTCGCTGAGCTTCCAAGACCTCGTGGACATCTATCTGCTCCCCGGCATGCAGACCATTGCCCGCTCGGTTGACCGCGCGGTGCTCGGTCGCATCCATGCCTTCTTCAACACTCCGACCAAGCGAGCCGGCAAGCTCGGTGGCTTGGATTCCACGACCGCCAAGGATTACACCTTGGAGGCTCGCCAGATTCTCAACGAGAACCTGGCCCCTCTCGACGGACGCCGGAGCCTTGTGCTCTCGCCCGCGAGCGAGACCGGAATGCTCAAGAACGAACTCTTCATCCGCGCCAACGAGCGTGGTGATGGTGGGTCGGCTCTTGAGAATGCGACCCTCGGTCGTATCCTCGGCTTCAACACGTTCCTTGACCAGAACGTGAACAACATCTCGACTGGTGCCGAGACTATCGCTGGCACGATCACCAACGCCCTCGCGGCTGGTGGATCGGGCAGCCAAGCTTGCACCGTCACGGCGTATGAGGTCAATGTTGGCGAGTTCGCGACGGTGGCTGGCAACATGCAGCCCACCTACGTGACCGCCCGCACGGCTTCGACCAACACCACTGCCGTCACCTTCAATGAGGCCAACAAGTACGCCACGCTCGCTTCGGCGGTCCTGACTGTGTACAAGGCTTGCGATGTCAACGGCGCTTACGCCGCTGGCTACAGCAAGGGCATCATCCTGGATGGCTGGAACACCGATCAGCCCCCGCAGGCTGGTCAGTTGGTTGCGTTCAACACCGGCAGCAACCGCCGGACCTACACCGTCATCAACAGCGAGCTTACCGCCGCTGGCGAGCAGACTGTGTACCTGGATCGGCCGCTCGAAGTCGCCCTGGCGAACAACGACCTGGCCTTCCCCGGTCCCTACGGTAGCTTCAACTGGGCGCTGCACCGCGAGGCCATTGCCCTCGTGAGCCGTCCGTTGGCCATGCCGAACAACCGCATGGGCGTGATGAGCCAAGTTGGTGTCCACAACGACATCAGCATGCGCGTCAGCATGCAGTACGACATCAGCGCCGGTGGCACCATCGTCAATCTCGACCTGCTCTGCGGTGTCGCGGTTCTCGATAGCCGTCTGTGCGTGCCGCTGCTTGGTTAATCCAAGGCAGTAGCCTTCATCGGGCTGCCCGGTCCAACCGGGCCGGGCAGCCTTTCTTTTTATCTCCGAGGGGAACATGCCCACGATTCTAGCAGTGGGTGAGTTTGGAGATGCGGTCGCACTGGTGAAACAGTTTGGCCCCTTCTTTCTCGCCGTAGTTTTCTTTCTGTGGCGGGACTGGCAGCGTGAAAACCGCCTCTCCAAACGCATCGACGAGCTAGAAGACGAGCATCGTCAAGTGCTTCTACCACTTGTCAAAGAGTCTTCGGCTTGCATCGCAACCAACACGCACGTGTTGGAACGCATCGAGAAATACCTTGACCGTTTGTAGGAACATTGCATGCAACCGCCTATCAACAGAAATCTCAACCAGCGGATTCGCATGGCGCTCTACGCTCTCAAGCGGGACTACGGAGCACCAATCGACATCTACAAGCTGGTCAGCAGTTCAACCGACGTGCGGACAGGGGTGAAGTCAGTCACCAAAACTGTCACTCATGTGCGTCGGGCAATTGTAGTCCCATCAAGAATTGATCGTATCGCTCAGCAAACGATCTCCCTTATCTCAGCGAACAAACAGTTCGTTACCGGCGGCACTTGGGACGCGAGTCAGCGCGAATTCATCATCGACCGCCGAGACGTGCCAGTTCTTCCAGAACTCACTGCGGATGATTGGATTGTTTACAACAGCCGCAAGTATCAGGTCCGACAGATTGAAGCATTCGAGGTTGACGCCGGGTGGGTGATTGTCGCCCGCGAATTGGTAGGCGAAGTCCCCGAACAAATCTTTGATCTCTCAGCGGAATCACATCTTTCACTTACAGATGCCGCCGAGCTAACGGCATAGGAGCAACCATGCCGGCGAACCCTAACTGGGCACGATGGATTTTCGCTTCCGTGGCAGACACGCTCAAAGCGGTCGCCACCGACATTGACTTGCCGGTGCTCGTAGAGCACTTCGATGAGCGCACAGCCGCCTTCGAGCAAGCCACCGACAAAGTGGAAATTCGCATCACGGGACCGTTCACTCAGGAACTGTCTCACAACTACCACCGCATCTGGGTTGATGCGAACGTGCTTCTCACAAGCCGCTACGACGGCGCGAAGAAGAACCCGTTCAACATCATCAAGTACGCGGGTTTGTTTCACGAGGCTATGGCGGCCCCGATTCCTGTTTGGAATTTCGGGAACGAGCCAGGCGACTACCAGGATGGAAATGTGGATAGCCAGGTATTTCTTGGCTGCCTCGAACCTCGGCCTGGGAAGAACGACAGCATTCGAGTCTTGCACTTCGGACAGATGGACAAGACCGACAAGATCAAACAGACGGCCGTGGATGCACGGTATGTCATCTACCTCAACGAATAATAGCAGGAGATACGAATGGCTCGTATTGAATTGCGAGACGCCGTTATCAAGATCAAAGACGGTCTTGCTGGAACGGCGCTCATCAACGAGAGCATGGCGATGTCGGGCGATACTGACCTGACCATCGACACTGTTTCTCTCAACACCACGGATACCGATCTGGTTCCCGTTGGTGCGCGTTTCACTGTGCAAGGCGAGACCGCGAGCACGACTGTTCACACTGTTACCCAACGCACGGGTAACCCGGTGACGAACATTGTCTTCACGCCCGCTCTCACCGCCGGCACCTATAGCAACAACAACGTCCTCACGTTCACCAGCCAAGAAGTCGAGATCAAAGTCGGCGATGGCGATGTGACCTACACGGAATCGAACGAGTACAACTACGATCTTGATCGTGGTGATCTTGACACCGTGCGCGAGGGCAACCAAGTCCCGATGGATGTGTCGTTCGACATTGTGTACGAACACATCACCACGGGCACGAATGAGACCATCTCTCCAATGGATGCTCTCAAGCGGAAGGGTGGGGCCACTGAATGGGTCTCCAGTGCGAGCGATCTCTGCGAGCCTTACGCCGTGGATGTCGAAGTCACGCACGCTTCGCCTTGCGGCACTTCGCAAGACGAGACCACGACCTTCCCCGACTTCCGTAGCGAGTCGCGCGAGATCAGTTTCGCCGATTCGGTCATCTCTGTCTCTGGCCGCTGCAATGCCGTCGAACCCATCGTGGCCCGCAGCTAAGGAGATATAAATGGCACGGATTGAGCTTCGAGACGCCATCGTGCGTTTCAAGGATGGTTTTGGAGGGA